GAAAGCCGCGTGTAAATACAAGCGCCTTGGGGTAGCTGGCGCTGGCTCGACTGGCAAGTCTGACTTCTTCGCCATATGGGCAATCGTTACTTGGTTGAGCGCGCCTCGAAAGGCTATGGTTCTTGTCACCTCAACCACTAAAGGAGCCGCAGCTAACCGTATTTGGGGTAAGATCGTTTCGTATTGGAACTCAATCGTAGCGCCTGTCTGCGGGAAGCTATTAGCCTCTGACTTCCTGATTTGTTACCACGAAATAGCCACAGGATTAACAGACAAGACTTTCGGCATTAAGCTAGTAGCTGGCGAGGCAAAACAGGAAGCTAAGTCCGCCGATGAGATCCGGGGCATTAAAGGCGAGCCCCTACTTGTAGTGGTGGATGAGATGGCGGAAACCGGGCACAGCCTAGTTAATACCTTCGAGGAAAACTTAACGGCTAACTATGACAATCAAATCATTGGCCTAGCTAACCCTGGAACGTACTTCGATTCTTTCGGTACAATGTGTGAGCCTGAGGCGGGGTGGCAATCAGTAGGCGACGACGACCACGAATGGAAGTCAGTAAAGGGTGGATATGTGATCCGCTTGGATGCAGAGCTATCTCCTAACGTGCTCGAAGGAAAGGTAATCTACCCGTTCCTAATGCGCGCCGACCAGTTAGAGGAAAAGCAAAAGCTACTCGGAGGCAGAGACACGCCTGCCTATTACCGTGGCGTGCGTGGCATGTGGTGTGCCACTACGGCAGAACAGACAATCTACTCACAGGCTGAATTGATCCTCAGCAACGCGCTCAAACCTGCCGTGTGGAAAGGCCCCTGGACAATGGTTGCCGGATTCGACGTGGCCTTTACTCACGACGGCGACAGATCAATCCTGACGATTGGCAAGGTGGGCCTCACTATCGACGGCAAGCTGACACTGGAGTTCTTCAAGACCATTGCGATCAATGAGGATACCACAATCAAGGATGTGGACCGTACTACGCAGGTAGTTAACAAACTCAAGGCTGCGTGTGATGAGCACGGCGTTCTGCCAGAAAACCTCGCCATCGACGCCAGCGGGCCGGGAGGAAAGGCTTTCCGCGATGCCATCATTTCCAAGTGGACGAACAAGTTTCTCTCCGTGGACTTCTCGGGCGCTCCCTCTGACAAGCCAGTGTCGAAGCTAGAGCCAGATGTGAAGTGCAAGGATCGGTACGACCGCCGCGTGTCTGAGTTGTGGTACGCGGGCAAGTCTCTGATTCGTGGGGACCAGTTGCGGGGAGTTTCTAAAAGCCTCGCTTCTGAAATGGTGATCCGCAAATACAGCGAGAGCCGCCCCGGCAGCAAAGACAACAAGATTAGCGTGGAGACAAAGCGTAAGATGAAGGAAAGGACTAAGCAAAGTCCGGACGAAGGTGACAGTTTTTTCATAATGATCGAGCTATGCCGCCAGCGTCACAAGTTCGTCTCTCTCGACCAGCCCGCAGAGCGCAAGCAGGGTGGCGTGGACCCTGTGAAGAAGCGGTTCAACAGGTTCCAGAGCATCTACAAGGTAGCGTGAATCTGCTTGCTATACACATTCAAACAAGCAATCATCCCACTATGGACAGACGAAAATTCATCACTGCGGCCACAACCCTTTTGGTCGTTCCTGCTATTCCCGCAGTCACCGAGAAACCTCTTGGCCTTTTCCATCGCTTAGTCGTTCCAGACCAATCACCAGACAAGGCATGGACGACCTACATCAATTTTGATGAATATGATGAACGCTTCTACAAGGACGCGCATAACTCCGCTCACGCTCTTTGCGAACGGTTTCCTCACGTTTCTTTTAATAGCAGAATCGTTGAAAACGAAAACTATGCTCTACGCTTTCGGTTTATGATCCCGCCATTGGGAGTTGAGGAATCGGAAATGCAGGTCTGGATTTTTGATGCCCCTGCAATGAGGGTTGAGGACATGAAGTTTACGGTTATGAGATTGTCACCAAATAAGCATACAGTGTTTCCTCAATTCAGCTAACCCCTGTTAGCCATCGGCTAGCAAAGAGGCGGCGTCTTCGGAGGGAGCGCCGCTTCTTCGTGTAGGGAATACGTGAGACTATGCTGTATTCAGGTACGTGAGAATCCACCATATCAGGAGATACAGCCTGTTCCCCGTCTGCGATACCACGTAGCCTGAGAGATTCCTAGGGCAACCCAAGGCTGAGTCAGCTTGAGCGTTTTCGCTACATCAACACCCTTCATTCGCCGCTGGCTTTGAATTTGAGAGAACTTCACTGGGGTAAACTCGTTCCAAACCCATTTCGTCACGGATCGACAAATGCCCCGCACTTCAGCCGTAGTGAGAGGAATAGCGAAATCAGCATTCACGCCCCCTGCCACGGATTCCAAGGTTGATTGAAACGACTGTAACGAAATTCCAGATTTTTTAGCCTTTATCGTATTCTTGTAGGCATAGGATCGAACGGCATCAAAGAGCGCCACATTCCGACCAACGGCAGTCTGCTCAAATTTAACCGTCCTGCGCTTGTCGTTCTTGTCTAAGCAGTCATTCAGAGTGTCTAGGCGATGCGGGCGAGTTGCGATCCATGCCGTTTCCCATTCAGTGGATAGCGGGCACTTGGTGAGGAAATGCGGATAGCTGGTATCAGCACCCATGCGGTTGGTCATCCCACGCTGGACATCTTCAAAGAACCTGACGGCAGTTTCGTTGTGGCCTGTGCCCGTGAATACTGGCGATTCTAGCAGGTAGCCTGCGTGTCCATGGCCATTGGCTCGGTTGAGTGAAATATAGGTCGGTGGCGGGCATCCACGATCCTCATGCGCGAAGAATGATTCCGGCTGGTCGATGTCAAAAACCATCCAGCGGATGATCCCCGGAGGATTGAACTGAAGATGCTTGTATTTCACAGCCAGATCAGACCGGCGCATCAACGGTTCAGGCCCTATGCGATTTGTGCAATAGGGGCGGCGAGGCAGCAAATCCACGTAACGGGACTTGTCAGACGTATAGGAGTATGGTACTCCTTGTTGGAGCTTCTGCATGGTGAGAACATGTTGGGAGTTAAACGCCGCCGTGGAGCTAAGGATTCCACTGGCGGCGTTGTCATGTAACACATTGACGCTCGATTGCGAGAAAAAACTTGCACACCCTCAGCTCTCGTTCATTGTATTATGATGAACCTAGCAGAAAAGATCAAGAAACGGCGGAAGCGGCAGCGCATGACGTTCGATGAACTGGTGGAGAACGCGGGTATAAGCAAAGGCGCGCTATCTCAGATTGAGAGCGGCAAGAACACAAACCCAACCCTAAAGACGATGCAAAAGATCGCGTATGCACTGGACATGCCTACGCGGAATTTGCTGCCGGATGAAGAGTGAAGAAACAGTAAAACGAAAGAATAAAACATATGGAAAACGAAATCCCTGACATAACAACGGAAGACCGAATTAAAGCCATTGATTGGATGTTTGCTGGCAATACAGGCTCATCAAGTGAGTCTATGTGCAGAGCTATCTTTGGAAGCTCCATTGAGAGCATTCATGGTTATTCATATCCAAGAGATGCATCTGATTTTAGGCGATGCCTTGGCTTCTTGGATGCAGTTCCAGTGGCAAGGCATTACTTATCTGAGGTGGCTAAGTTGGGCAGCGTCTGGAGTATAATGATCTCACGATGGGATGAACTAGAGGAGCTTTTCAAGCTGGGTAGTTACATGACGCTTGAAATCATTCTGGATGAACTAATGGAAATTTAATAAACACATGACACCAAACATCACATGCCCACTCGGCCTGCCAAGCGCAGAGCCACTTGAGGAACTCACAGCGGAGGCAGTAAGAAATTGCAATAAACTATTCAGCAAACTCCCATATTCAGAGAGGAATGTTCAACTAGTTAAGGAAGTGGTAGCTGATATTATTGAAAGAGGAAATCTAGGATTTGGAGAATACAAGTCAAGCAAAGCACTTCCAGACCGAATGGCTGAGACTTTAAGGTCTAAAGGTTTTCGTGTTAATAACCGTTATCTTAATGATGATAGTATCTGGTATGTGGATATTAATCCTAAACTTACTCTAGAGGAAAAGGCTAGGCTTTCTCAAACATCCTATTCCATCATTCAGTGGGATGAGTCTCTTCCAGAGCCTACCTTGGCTTATAAGGAGTTCTTCTCTTACATAGATAGCTACAATGACAGACTATCCTTTCTGAAAGAGCAAGAAGCGGAAAGAATGAAGAAACTTGAGGAAAAAATGCAGCGTGAAAAAGAGTCCAAGGAAGAAACAGAAAAGGCGAAAGCTAAATACGAAGCAGACCATAAGGAAACAATGAAGGAGGTCAGAGAGTTTCACGCCATGAAACCCCCATCAACCGGATGTCTCCCTCTCATACTTGCGGGCCTATTCATAGCCTCTGGAGCCGTTTACTTTTGCGGGTGCTGATATGAAAACCATCAACGAACTAGCGCGCATCCTACGCGATGCCATTTGCCCTGACCGTGAGGCAATCGTGCCGTGGGATAACTTGAACGAGGAAGGTAAGGCTCCGTGGATTGCGGGTGCTGAGGCTATGAGGAAGGAGGAGCCTAAAATCCATGCCACTCACGTTGTCACCTATGAGGGAATCCATGGCTATTTACATGAGAGGTTGGTAGCAGTCGATGTTGGATTCATAGCAGGTCAAAACTACGAAGTGATCGGAGGAAGCCAAGGCCAATCGCGAACCACTTATCGCATCAAGGGAATGATGGGAACTTGGAACTCTGTGCTGTTCAAGGGTGAGATTGACATCGGAGCCTTTGGGGCGGCTTTTGATAGGACTGAACTTAGGATGAATAACAACTCATGATCACCATCGACTTCACTAACCCTGCTCACGTCTTTGTGATGGGCATACTATTTATTGTGCTGTGCATTGTCAGCTTTGCGGCTGGCATTTCTTCTTTTAGAAACTCTGAAGGATCATATTGGCTAGTTAGCTTATGGTTTCTGCTACAGGCAATCATATTCATTATATGCTTATATTGCGTGATAGATATGATAAGGACACTGATTTAAAACCCCATGAAACTACTCGAACTAATCTGTAAACCAAAGAAGCCGAAGGAGCCAACACGTACATTCACATGTGCTATTTGCGGTTTTGAGGAGACTGCCCCATCGACTTGGGATGGAGTTTCGCTATTAGCTCACATGACCTGCTCCATGCTGGCTAAACAAGAGATTTACCGAAAGGAACAGCTTGTTAAGAAGAACCGCGATCAGATCGAACTCATCAAAACAGCAATCCAAGAGATGAAGGAGGCTGGCGAGTTGTGAGTATTATCACAGATCCATTACTGGCGTGCATGATCATCATGCTAAACCTCGTCCTTTTTTACAAAGCGCATGTCACTCGCCTGCAATTTAGATTCTATCCGTCTAAAGAGACTCAGATACTATCTTCCGCTTGGTTCGCTTTAGCCATGCTGAACTTTGGCTTAACCATAGTGTGGATGACCTTTTTATTTAAAAACGTACTATTGAAATGATACGCATATGAAAAAGAAAACAGCCAAAAAGACACCGAAGAAACAAGCTCCTAAAGTAGTCCATCAGGGATGGCAATGCCCTAAGTGCAACGTCGTTCATGCTCCAAGCGTGAAGGATTGCAGGTGCGTTGCTGGTGCTTTGGATGATAAGTGGCGCATACCTATTACCCCACAGACTCCAGACACACGTAATGAGGAATATAAGGAGTGGATTCGTAGGCAAGGCGGTATGGCTCGTCCCTTTATACCATACCACACACATCAATACCTGCCATCACCAATCCATCCCTATCCTTTTGACAATGGAGTTTGGTGTTAATCACTCTTCATCCCTAACCCATAAATAAGCGCCATTACAGCGAGGCACGCAATCGGCCAAACAGCCTGCGGTAAGTCCTCATCCATAGCGGCAGCGAGTAAATCAATCATGGTGCCTCGACTTTGAATTTGCCTTCAGCATGCGTGATCACTGGTGGCTTGGAGTAGCCGTAAAGCCTGCGTCCAATGCACTGATCCATCAGAGTTGAGGTGGCTGCTATCGTCACCTTGATTCCTCGCCAAGTCGCGTCAGAGAGCCAGTATTCAACGCATGCGCGCCCAGCCTCAGAGAAGCCTTTATTGTTGTCACTGGTGAAGTCGCAGCCGTAGAGCTTGATGTGCTTCACCTGCATGTGAATCGCGAGCAGGATTGCGTAGCTTACTGTCGTGTTGGAGTAAGCGTACTTCACAGTGTTTAGAACGTCCTCTAGCGGGTAGGCAACCGAGCCAGGGAAATCGGGGTACACTTGCTGCGTGTAGATCGGGCCGCGATGCTTTGATAGCCACGGAGCATAGCCACGCAGGTACGTGTTCTCCTCTCGCCCAGCTTTCTCGAAGTAGGGCAGCGCATCCATGATGATAGCGCGGTCATGCTCGATGATGCCAGCCATTGCATTGATAGCCCATGTCTCATCGGCTACGCCTTGCCTGCCTGCGCACCTCACACACTCCTGAATGTACTCAGCGTGACTCGGCCCCATTGCTACAATGGCGACCGAGTAAGGAGCGGCGTTGTCTCCTGTGGACGTGGTGCTCATCGAAATGGCGGCCCTTTGAACCATGTAACGAGAGAGTAACGCTTACCGCTTGTTACAGGCGTTACTGAGTGGCGATTGAAGGAAGGGAAAAAGATCATGTCCCCTTGTCCTCGAAAGCGATCATCAGGAAGCGGATCATTCTTCAGCATAAGCCTGCCGCCTTCGTAATCCTTGGGATCTGAAAGCTGAATCACCATGGACATTTTGCGCTCTTCAGGCATGAACTCCTTAGTCACCCAAGTGTTGTCCTCATGCTCATCATAATGACCGTCATACTCTGAGTCGTATTCGGTGAACTGGACCTCAGTGTAGTGACGAAGATCAAAGCCAAACGCTTGATTATTTGACCACTCTGCACGCGCTGAAATGCGAGCAAAGAAATCCAGCATGAAAGCATCGCCCCTTGGATAACGAGGAATCCACCGAATGATGGACGAGCGCACCTGCTTGTTTTGATGGAACTGCCCACCGTGCCCGATACCGCCCTCAACAGGAGGTAGCGTCTTGGCATATTCAATCAGCTTCACGCACTCATCCGGCGTGAAACACTTCTCCCAAAGTTGCCACCATGCTTTCATACTCCTGACAAGTGCCTCCAGCGTTCGTTGTTATTCCTCATCTGCTCTTCGGACCTTGGCGCAAAACGCATATCGGCACAACCTTTTCTAATACCCATTAGCTGAATGGTGGCCGTGTTGGCAACTACGCACGGTCCCGCTGTGACTTGAAGAACGCCCTCACGAATCACCGCTCCGATAGGCACGGGATGACTGCATGAAACTGAGCCGACCTTGAGAGTCTCGGGTTCAATGGCTTGCAGAAAGAGGGGATCAATGGATTGAAGCGCCTGACGTGAAGAGCCAATCACAACGTCAACGTAGTCCATAAACCACACGTCAGGAGACTCCATGCAGAAAAGTGCGATGGGGCCTTTAGAGCTTGGGACGATCGCTTCCTTGGAGCC